TGGTCACGAGTTTGAGGCTCGCACCCTAACCCCTAGCTCCAATTTGGTTCCTACCGATTTCTTCGGTCAGATCTGGATGAAGGCTCGTGAAGTAGGCCCGATGCTACGCGTTGGCAATGTTCTAAACACCGCTTCTGGTGAGGACATTGTTTTCCCAACCCTAACCGCATACAGCTCTGCTTCGTTGGTAAACGCTGCTGGCACTATCGCCGCTAGCGACCCAACCTTCAGCTCTGTAACCATCGGTGCTTACAAGTATTCCTTCCTTGTGCCTGTCGCAGAGGAACTACTAATTGACAGCGGCGTGAGCCTAGAGGCTGAGTTGGCTAAGGCTGGTGGTAACTCCATCGGTTACGCAGTCAACACCGCTCTAACTACTGGAACTGGATCGTCTCAGCCAAACGGTGTTGTAACCGCTGCTTCGTCTGCTGTTACTGGAACTGCTGCTGCTGGTGCTCCAACTGGTGATGACATCATTTCGCTCTATTACAGCCTTGATGCGGCCGTTCGTCAGGCCAGCAACTTCGCATTTATGGCGAACGCAACCACCATCTCCAGCATCCGTAAGCTAAAGGACACTACTGGACAATACTTGTTCCAGCCATCCCTAGCTGCTGGCACTCCAGACACCTTGATTGGCCGCCCTCTAGTTGAGAACCCAGCAATGGCTTCTGGAACTTCGGCTAAGTCAATCCTTGCTGGTGACTGGGATGCCTACCGCGTTCGCGTGGCTGGTGGCCTTCGTGTTGACCAGTCATCCGATTTCCAATTCAACCTTGGTGTGGTCAACTACCGCTTCCAGATCCGCGTTGATGGAGATCTACTGGACACCTCTGCTATCAAGTATTACCAGGGTGCTACCGCCTAGTAATCACTTACGCAACAGAGAACCCTCGGCAGAAATGTCGGGGGTTTTCTGCTAAGGTGAAGAATAAAGAAAGGCATGAAATGGGCAATCCAAAAAAGCAAGAGCAAATCGAAGGTGCTGTCACCTGGTATTCAAACGGCATCAACCAGCCAACGGGCTACGGCCAGCAATCCTGGGAAGTCGTAACCCGCATGAAGCGTCATGGCATAGATGTTGCGTCAGTCAGCAACTATGGGCGTGAGGGAACGAACGGCACAGTAGATACCCCATACGGCAAAATTCCTGAGTATGCTCGTGGACTAGATCTTTACAGCAACGACTCAACGCCTGTTGCTCACGCACACCACACCTCTAAGCACCTGGGCAAGCCCAACCTGCTGATGACCCTGGCTGATGTCTGGATTCTAAACAACCCAGAGTTTGAGAAGATCCCTAAGATCGCCAGCTGGACTCCACTAGATCATGTGTCCATGCCACCTGCTGTAAAGAAGTGGCTAGAGAAGCCAAATGTGCTACCAATCGCAATGTCACCGTTTGGCGTGGAGCAGATGTCAGAAGTTGGCATTGAGTCCACCTACATCCCACACGCCATTGACACTCACATCTTCAAGCCAACCGAGACTATTGAGGGCCAGCTCACTCGTAGATTCCTCAATGTCAAGGATGATGACTTCCTGATCGTGGTCAACTCAGCAAACAAGGCAAACAAGTCAATCCACCGCAAAGCCTTTGCTGAGCTGCTGATGGCGTTCAGCGTCTTCCGCAAGAAAGTCCCAAACTCGTATCTCTACATCCACACAGAGCCAACTGGGATCTTCGGTGGATTCCACCTGCCACGCCTAGCATCTGCCTGTGGTCTGCCAATGGATGCTGTGCTATTCCCTAACCCTGTGGATTACCGCTATGGCTTTGAGCGTGAGCACCTAGCCGCCATCTACTCAGCCGCAGATGTGACCTTACAGGTCTCATACGGTGGCGGGTTTGAGCTACCGATCATGGAAGCTCAGGCTTGTGGCACAAGGGTTATCTCAACTAACTGGTCAGGGCCAAAGGATCTAGTGGCAGAGGATGGCTACCTGGTAGGTGGACAACTGTTCTGGGATGAGGCTCAGCTTGCCTGGTTCAAGATCCCAATCATCGGACTGATTACCCAGGCTATTGAGAATGCTTACGATGACACCAGAGCCAACGGATCTCACTCAGAGGTCAGCCGCAAGTTCGCCAAACAGTTTGACGCTGAGAAGATCTGGATGGACAAGTGGTTGCCGTTCCTAAAGGAACATCTTGCTTGAGGTGCTGGGGTTTCCAACTCTAAGCAGGTTTGACCTGGCACAAGAGCTGCTGGATTCCATTGACCATCCGATCAAGCACCTAGTCATTGTGGACAACTCAGGCACAATGGAGTTTGAGCCACGAGTCAACCACTTTGTAGAGAACGCCTGGATCATCAGAGTTCCTTACGGCTTAGGTTTACAGGGTGCTTGGAACTTGATCATCAAGTCCACGCCATACGCGAGCCGCTGGTTGCTGGTCAACGATGACTGTAAGTTTCAGCCAGGTGCGTTAGCGATCATTGACGCTGAGGCCAAACCAGATGCCATCACCTTTACCGACACTCAGCCAGTATGGTCAGCGTTCGTATTGGGCGAAGAAGTAGTGGATCAGGTTGGGCTGTTTGATGAATCGTTTTACCCGATCTACTACTGCGACAATGACTATGAGCGGCGGGCAGACAGACTAGGGATTCCTAAACGGCACATCGCGGCTAGAGTCCATCATGTCAATAGTGCGACTAAGTATGACGGCAACACCGCTCGCAATGACTTTACATTTGCCCGCAATGGTGGCCTCTTACAGAGCAAAATAAACAACGGTGATTTCAGCGATCATGGCTGGAGCTTGAGGATCAGAAGGGAGAACCGTTGGGACTAGAGGTATTTACTGCTGGCACATTCGATCTGATCCATGCGGGCCATGTGAACTTTCTCAGACAATGTGCTGAGCTGGGCGATGTGACTGTTGTGCTCAACACCGATGAGTTCATTGAGCGTTACAAAGGCAAGCCACCTGTGATGTCTTATGACGAGCGGTTTGAGGTGCTGAGCGAGTTTAGATCTGTCAAAAAAGTCTTTCCTAATTGGGCCAATGAGAACTGTGCGGCAGTCGTGGATGATCTACGACCTGACATCATTGCTGTTGGATCTGACTGGGCTCGCAAGGATTACTACAAACAGATGGGCTTTACCCAGGACTGGCTAGACGAACGCAACATCAAGCTGCTCTACATTCCATACACGCAGGGCATCAGCACGACAGAGCTCAAGCGTAGGTTACAGAGGTAGAATAGACACATGGCAATTACTAACGGATACGCAACTCTAGCCCAGGTCAAGGCCGCACTAAGGGTGTCAGATAACCTGGATGACAGTCTGCTAGAGATGGCGATTGAGTCTGCCTCACGCGTCATTGACGAATACACCAACCGCATTTTTTACAACGCTGGAACGGCTGTGCGTTACTACGCACCGAGCGATGACTTCAATGTTGACATTGACGATCTAATCAGCCTCACCACGCTGGCTACGATGAACGATGACGATCAGATCTATGACACCACCTGGACATCTACTGACTACCAGCTAGAGCCGCTAAACGGTTTCGCAGACGGCATCTACCAGCCATACAACCACATTCGGGCCGTTGGTGATTACACCTTCCTAACCCTGGGCGGCGAGGCCACCATCAAGGTCACAGGCGTTTTCGGATGGAATGCTGTTCCGATCCAGGTAACTCAGGCAACTGTGATCCAGGCATCACGCATTTACAAGCGTCTTGATTCACCGCTGGGAATTATCTCAGGCGAGTTAGGCTCAATGCGTGTCGGTGCTCGTATTGACCCAGATGTCGCACAGCTTGTTGACTCTCTACGCAGGATCAGGTTCGCATAGTGGCGAGCATCGCAGAACTTAGAACTGCTATCGCAGCTAACCTGGCAACGATCCCAGGGCTCAGGGTGGCAGAGACTATTCCTGACAACCCAAACCCACCTGTTGCCATCGTTCAGTTTGACCGAGCACAGTATCACCTAGACATGGGCAACGGCATGACCGAATACAGCTTCATTGTCCAGGTCATTGTTGGTCGTGTTGACGAGCGAACCGCACAGAGAAACCTTGACGCTTACTGCTCAAGCACAGGAAGCTCATCTATCCTGCTTAGTGTAGAATCAGATAGGTTACTAAATGGTAAGGCCTTTGACTGTGTAGTGACCGAAATGTCATCATACGGCCCTGTGCTGGTAAATGACACAACTTATCTCGGTGCGGAATTCCAAATCCGAGTGCTTGCTAGCTAACAAGAAGGAATAACAAAATGGCAAAATTGGTGCTTACCAATGCGGTAGTCAAGATCAACGGAACTGACTACTCATCGAATGTAAACCAGGTGGAAATCGCTGTGACCTCGGATGAGGTGGACACCAGCAGCTTTTCTAACTCTGGCTGGAGAACTGTGACGGGCGGGCTAAAGTCTGGCTCAGTTACCCTATCGTTCCACAACGACTACGCTGCTGGCGGTCTTGACTCGGCTCTATGGCCTCTGCTCAACACCTTGGCAACCGTAGTAGTTCTACCAAACGGAACTGCTGCTTCCAGCTCTAACCCGTCGTATAGCTTCACCGCCTTGGCGAACAACCTCAGCCCTATCTCTGGTGCTGTGGGCGATCTGGTTGTCCAGAACTTGACTTGGCCAATTTCAGGTGAGGTCGTTCGCGGGACATCCGCCTAATACCCTAAGAAAGGGGACTATAAATGAAAATCCAACTAGAGATCGAATACAACTCTGGTGACAAGGTAGAGGTCATCTGCTCAGCACCTGACATTGTGAAGTTTGAGGATCACTTCAACATCGCAATCAGCAATGCGGCACGAGACATGAGACTGACTCACTTGCTGTTCCTAGCTCACGCAGCATTGGTTAGGACTAAGCAGATTGACCTTGACTTTGATGAGTGGACTGAAAGCGTTGACGGCGTTGGTGCTGTTGATGCCCCAAAATCCAAGGGCTAGGTGACAGCTCCCAGCATTGGGAGATTGCTGCCCTAGCCGTAGAAACAGGCATCGCTCCAAGTCTCTTGCTACAAGAGTCTGAGCGAATGAGGTTCACAATGGCTCGCTACCTAATCTGGCGGGCCCAACAAAGGTAACCACTCCGAAAGGGGTGGTTTTCCTTTTGGTAGACTTATCCAAGAGGTGACGAATGCTGAAGATGCTACTAACGGGAGCGAACGGCAAAGCCTACTCTGTTCAGGACATCCGCAGCTTACAGAAGAAACTCAAGGCAATCGAACCGTCACTACGCACAGAGTTTATGCGTGAGATCAAGACGATTGGTAAAACGCCTGAGAAGGCAATCCAGAACGCCATTGACAATGCGTCACCGCTGAGTGGTCTTGATCCCAGCGGCAGAGGTAAAAATGCCAAACTACAATGGGGACAAGTAAAGAAGGGCAGAGGTGGAGCAAAATCCACAACTGTCCGCTTCCGCACTAAAGCTGGTGGCAAGTCTCTAACCACTACCCTGCTAGGCATCCGAGTCAACTCAGCCGCAACATCTGTTGCTGACATGGCTGGTCGCTCTGGTAAGTATGTGGGCGGTGGCTACAAGGGCTCTGGAATGTCTAAGCCAATGGTTAGGACTTACGCTGATGGTGGTCAGTCTGTGACCTTTCAACGGCGAGCAACCCGCAAAGGTGGAGAAGCATTTATTACCAACCTAAACAAGCGGCTATCCAATAGGCCATCGCGTATGGCCTGGAAAGCGGTTGAGAAAGATCTACCGCAGATCTCCAAAACTATTCAGTATGTGGTTGACAAGTGGTCAATCCGAGCAAGCAAGGGTTTCTAAATGTCCGTAAATGTAGTCCTCAAATCCGTATGGGATGACAAGGGAATCCAGAACGCTCAGAAGTCTCTTAGCTCGCTGGGCGGATCGCTGGGCAAGTTCGGTGGCATCCTGGCTGGTGCTTTCTCTGTTGCCGCTATTACTAACTTTGCTGGTAGTGCGATCAAGGCTGCTGAGTCCGCTGAGGTAGCCAACAATAGGCTAGATCAAATTGCTAGTTCGATGGGGATCTTTGAATCTCAGACAACCGCCGTAACCGACAGACTAAAAGACTTTGCTGATCAGCAGATGATGATCATCGGGCAGGATGACGAACTCATCAAGTCCACTCAGGCAAAGCTACTGACCTTCAAGGAACTAGCCGCAACTGCTGACACCGCTGGTGGAGCATTTGACAGAGCAACGATGGCTGCCTTTGACCTGGCTGCCGCTGGATTTGGATCTGCTGAGACTAACGCTGTTCAGCTAGGTAAGGCACTACAAGATCCGATCAAGGGAATTACCGCCCTGGCTCGTTCTGGTGTCACA